AGCGGCCTTTCTGTCCTCAGCCGTCATCGGCTTTTCCTCTTCGGCAGCGGGCGCGGAGCCTACGCCGTCAGCGCCGCTTTCCTGATAATCAGCCTGCAGCTGATTCATGAAAGTCCGGCCCTGGCTGGCCATCTCCTGTGCAGCACGGAAGGCCATCTCCTGCGCGGTGCAGGGATTCCCGTACTTCGCCGCCTGGATCGTTTCCGCGCCAAACACGCCGATCAGCGCATCGATCTCCGCGCAGCGCTGCCGTTCAGCAGCGACCGCGGCCGCGACCGCTTCCTCGTGACTGACGCTGGCCTGAGCCTCAGCAAGCAGAGCCTCAGCCGCTTCCGGATTCTCCTGACGGAATTCATCCAGAGTCATAGGGTTCATACCTCCATTCTTGCCTGATGCATCAGGCGTAATGTTATCTGCACCGTGTGTGGGCACGGATTCGACCACTTTGATTCCCTCGGGCAGTTCACCCAGGGCCGCGAACCGCAGCCGGTGGCCATGGGCATAGATGGATTTACGATCCGCGCTGACGGAGATGTCCGGATCATCCGCTTCATCCAGCAACCGGTCTGCAAATCCCTGTTCCACCGCCTGCCGCCCGGTCAGGTAGGTGGTTTCATCCATCAGAGCCCGGAGTTCTTCCGCGCTCTTTCCGGTCTTCCTGGCGTAGATCTCAGCCTGGGCCTGATCCACCACGTCCAGCTGTGTGGCCATGGTCAGGCAGTCTTCGGAATTCATCCGGCCGCAGACAAAACACAGGCTGTCGTGGATCATCACGATGCTGGACGGATTGACCAGCACCTCATCGCAGGCGCACATGATGTGGCTGCCGCCGCTCATGGCCACGCCGTCCACGATGCAGGTCTTCTTTGCGGAAAGCCCGCGCAGCAGGTTATGGATCGTGAAGGCCGCGAACGCGTCCCCGCCGATTGAGTTCAGCCGGATCGTCAGCTCTGTGCAGTTTTTGATCGTGTCCATGTCGGCCAGAAATTCATTCAGAATGATGAAGTCCCCGTCAATCGGATCTCCCCACCAGTCCGTGGGCCTCTCGTTCACAATCTCGCCGTACAGCGTGATTTCCGCGCTTCTGCCGTCTGTTACGGCCATCGTATAGAATGGACGCTTCAGCACGTCCACCTTTGGCTTACTCATTGCTACCACCTCCTGGGGTATAGGGTGCAGGCTCCGGCTCGTTGTTGATCCGGTCCGCATTCTCCGGCGCGTTTGTGCCGGCTTCCATGAGCAGCTGGTTTTCATCCTTCAGCCGCTCCACGTTCTCCAGCCAGTCCCCGCCGCCGTATTCACGGGTCACCTGCTCATGCGTTTTGAATCCGTGCTGCACAGCAAGGATGTCGGCCTTGACTTCCTTGGTCGGATCCAGCTGCCCCTGCACTGGTCCCAGCCATTCGGCCTTGCTCCATGCCGCCCGGATGATCGGATCATTGAAAAAGCCCGGGGCGCTGATCCGTCCCAGGGCCACAGCTTCGGCCAGCCAGGTCTCATATACCGGCTGACAGAATCTTTCTACCAACCATGCCCTCCGCATCCGGAAGGCTTCCCATGCTTCCATCAGAGCCGCCCGGCTCGCGGAGTAGGATGCGTTAAACTCCTTCAGCAGCACGTCATACGGGATGTTCAGGGCCGCACCGATCTCCTTACACAGCACCTTGACGAAGCTCTCAAAGCCCGGCGTCGGGATACTCGGCGATCCGAACTTGACATCCTCGTTCTGGCCCAGGTGCAGCACGTTGCCAGGGCCCATCTCGTACTCATTGCTGTTGTCGGAGATGTTCCGATCCGGCGGTATGTCCGGGTTGTCATCGTCCCCGTAGCTGGCCTCTGCCAGCGGGAAGTCCGCCGGGTTCGTCTCCGTCTTGATCCAGGCCGTGAACCAGCTCTGAATCATCGCCCCGATGACCTCGCTCTGGGTGTACCGGGTAATGTTCAGCATCGGCTCGATGACCGGCGCCAGATAAGAAACGCCCCGATACTGATCGGGACGTTCTGAGTCAAGGATCTGTACAAAATTCAGGAGGCCGGTCCGGGAGCTCCGCAGCTCTACCCGCTGCCAGGTGATGTCCTGCACGTTCCGCAACATCTGGTTTGGATAGATGTTACAGACGTAGATAGCCACGATCTTACCGTGTCGGTCTACCTCCACACCGTCGTAGATCCGGTTTCCGTTCCTTGCTACACCGTCCGTCCGCATGCCGCTGGGGACGGCCTTCATGTCGTACGGTGTGCAGATCCGGTCCGCCTCGATCATGTGGATCCGCAGGGAATACGGATTCATCGGCGTGGTTTTGAAATCGCGCTGGAACAGTCCGAAGATATCCCCGTTCGGCAGCCAGTTGGTCACGGCCAGCTGCTGCATTCCGGCGAAGCTGTTCATGCCGATGGCGTCACAGTTTTCCTTGTTATCCGCCCACAGCCGCCACTCGCGTTCCGTTTTTCTCTGCCATTCCTTGGCCGCGTCCGGCGTCAGGTTCAGCAGATCCCGGTCTACCGTGGAGTGCAGATTCAGCCCGGTGCCGACCACTTTGGTCTTCTGGGTCTCGATCGCGGACCGCGCAACCGGGGAGGACATGAACATCAGCCGGCCCCGCTGCCGCAGCGTGTAGTTATTCCAGTTGATATCCTCGTTCGGGGATGTCGATTTGCCGGTCATCCCCTTCAGGGATCGCTTCTTCGTGCTGGCCCCGGCTTCAGAATATCCGCTTGCACGCGGCCTGTCCCGCATTTCAGGCTGGTTCAGAATCTGTCCTTGTTGATTATTCACGGTGGCATTCACTGTAAGACTGATATTTCCGTCTTTCTGTTGCATGCCGTTCGGTCCGATGCTCACAGATTCCTCCACATTTACCACCTCCTATCTCATCATAATCAAACGGCCACCTGCGGCGAAAGGAGACAAAACTCCGCCCGGTGACCGTAGATAAAGCCGCCGATGGCACTATCATCGTCAGCAATACCCCGTTACCAGTCCCTGGGGACAACAGCCACGATCTTCCGTGGCTTTCTGCCGTTCAGCAGCTCCTCATACTGAGCCACCTTGGCCTCGGCATCGTTGATGGCCTTCTTCAGCGAGGGAAGATCCAGCCGGGTCAGAGCCCGGTCATCGATCTCGTAGCTTTTTACCTGCCCCTCCACCAGAGCCAGGTATGCATCCATCAGCTTTTTCAGCGTAGTCCGCCAGTAGTTCAGCCGTTCCAGGACAGTTGCCCGATCCATCTGTCTCACCTCGCTTACCATTCATTCATCAGTTCGTTGAACGTCTGCTCTATCCGGTCCATCGGATCAGTGGGCTTCAGGTTCTTCTTTGGCGTCTTCTTCGGCTTCAGATCCCGGTCATCAGGCTGGCCATTCTTCCGTCTGTGAATGGCGTCCATATCCGGCGCCAGCACCATCAGCGCGGCCGTCGCGTAGTTCCGGCAGTCAAGCGGCTCGTTCCGCTCATGCCCAGGGATGATCTCCCATTTGAACCGCTGCCGGCCGGTTCCGACATACACCAGCCGCTCAGACAGCAGACCAACGAAATACTTGTGTGAGTATCCCCTGTCTTCGTTCCTGGGGAAATGACAGTACCGTGGCTGCCCGGGCGTCTGCACCTGCAGGGCGTCCATGATAAACTGCTTTCCGGAATCAACGCCCAGCTGATACTGCCAGCACTGGCCAATATGCCGGCGCTGGGTGTCCAGGATCTTGACCTGCTTCGGCTCGGCCACATACGGTCTGCCCTCTCCGGGGAAGCCCTTGCAGTCAAACACCCGCATTGCAACGCGGTTCCGGCACTGCATGCGGGTGTTCATTGTGAAGTGGCCGCCGTCATCCACGAATGTCATGGAGATCCGCAGCCCCTTCCCGTTCTTATAGCGGTAGATGTGGGTGACGATATCGTCCAGCCGCTGCCAGACCTCCGGATCATCCGGCCTGCCCATGATCTGGCCGCGCTGGATGCCCCAGCTTTCCTTTCGCAGGCCCCATCCGACAATCTCATATTCGAGACGGTCATCCTGCACGTCCACGCCGGCGGTGAGCACCAGCACGCCGTCCGGCAGCTCCGCGTCGTAGTCCTCGCGTCTGGCCATGTACTCGTCCTCATCGGCCAGGCCGCCACGATCCTCCCACAGTTCACCAAAGCGGGTATTGTAAACCACCTGCAGCTTCTTCGTATCGCCCCGGGCATCCAGGTACTCGGTAACGATTTTCCGCCAGCTCAGCCAGGGGGAGATAAAGGAATTAAGCCAGAAGGACCGCACGCCCTTTTTCAGCGCGTCCGGGTTTTCCGCGATCCATCTGGCCGGGGCCTTCTTCATCTCCCGTTCATGGGAGATAGCCCCGCATTCCGGACACACATAGTAGACATCGCCCAGGTCATAGGCGGGTTTCCCGTTGATGGTTTTCTCCTCATATCCGTAGCGGATATCTTTCCACTGGATGTTATGATATCCGCCGCAGTGAGGACACCGTGAGCACCACCGCTCCTGCGTGCCCTCATAAAAGTGATCCTCTATCGGGGATTTTCCCTTGATCGTAGGCGTGCTTACCAAAACCGACTTCGCGTTGTAGAACGTGGTCTGTCTGGCCAGCGCCAGCCGGTACGGATCGCCTTCATTGCCAGCTGATGCGGCCCACCTGTCGCGCTCATCGCCGAACACGTACCGGATCGGCTTTGATGCAAGCGCATGGGCCTCTGTGCTGCCGCACATCGTCATGATGCCGCCTGCAAAGCCCTTCTGCAGAACGGTGTTTGTGCCGGAGCTCCTGCCGACAGCCGCCCCTCTGATTTTATTCTTCAGGACGGGCGTGTCCCGGAACATCGGCGTGATTCTCAACTTGGAGTAATCACGCGCGTCCTGCACGGTAGGATGAATGAACAGGATCGAGCTCGGATCCTGATCCACCAGGTATCCGATGCAGTTGTTTATGCATTCGGATTTCCCGATCTGGGATGCCGATACGACATAGATGCTCCGGATCAGCGGATCAGAGAACGCGTCCATGATCTCTCTCAGGTATGGTGTCTTCTCTGTTCTCCATGGTCCGGGCTCCGCTGCCGCTTCAGATGAGATAATTCTGTCCCTGTCTGCCCATTCGGACACGCTGATGTTGTCCAGGGGTTTGAAAGGGACGGACGCTATATCGGCAAAAGCGTCCACCAGCCCGGAAGGAAAAACCGCGCTGACCGCGCCCGGCTTATTCTTCTCCGCCATCTGAATCTTCCTTTGTGTCCCAGCTCATCCGCTCATGTACTCTCTCCCTGTATTTGTTCACATCGAACCGGTATTTCTGCATGTTCATCAGCAGCCGGTTGATACATGTCCGGATAATCACCGCGCACTCGGCAGCGTTATCCGATGCAGCAACGTCAACGGCAAGTTGCCCGGGCAGAGCATTGATCATATTGCGAATCTCGTAGAAATAATCTTCGGTAATCGCCTTGATATCCTCCACCCGGAACATCTTGCCCTTTAGCTCGTTCGCTTCCAGATTGGCGATGATGGCCTTGGAAGCCTTGATGGATGTCTCGGCCTTGGATCGGTCTCTCCGGATCTTCGCATCCTCGGCACTCGTGCTCTTGTTCAGCCGTTCATGATAGGCCTGGGAGCAGAAATGCATGTCGTACAACTTCCCGTCATCGGTCTCGTCCCGGATGAACGTCCCCTCACTGGTCAGCTGGCTGACTCTGGCCTTGGAAATATCCAGGAGGGATGACAATTCCCTGCCATCACAGTACGGTCTGCCGTCATACTCGACGATTTTCCCGTATTTTCCCTCCAAGATGATCCCTCCGATCCTGTTTTTCGCCCCTGTTTCAGTTAAGGGGTCGATTTTCCAGTCCTAAAATACGCACGAGCCGGGGTTCGGAGCGCGCGCGCTGCTCTGAAAATTTGCGTCACAGTACCTTTTTTCCGCTCCGCGACCGAAAATTTTTGACTACTGAAGTCAATTTTTCTCAGAGCACTTTGCGAAAAATCGTGGCTCGAGAGTATCCGTTTACGTTTTTGGTCATCATTTCCAAGAAATCGTCTCTGGTGAAGTCAGAGAGTCTGAATACTTCCTCGGGGGACATGCCCAGTTGCTTACCTATCTCCGCGACGGACTTTCCTTGATTGATCAAATCCTGAACGATATGTTTCATTGGTCCGAGAACGTGTGTACCCCGCGCACGATTATGCGTGATGGTTCCGTATACGTCCGCGTTGGTGTCTCCGTGGTGGTCTACGATAACAACCGGCACAGTTCCGCCCAGCTTTGATAAGAGGGGTTCGCGGCCGCTGACGGTCCAACGATGAAAGCCGTCGATGATGGTGTAATCAGGCCGAACCACGATAGGTAGCGTCCAACCATTGGACAGTATACTCTGCGTCAAAAGACGAAGGTTCTCTTCTGAGACGACGTTCGGATTGTAATCATTTGCACGCAGTTTCTCTCTCTGTACCCAGCGAAGTGTACGCAGGGGTGCGAACAGTACGTCATCCATTTCTATCTCACCTCCTTTGTCTGTCCGGCGGTTTGCCGGGAATAGCGGACATAGTCGGTGAATATATCGGTGTATATTGCTCGCAGCGTGCGTTTTTTCGGATCGCCGGCATTCAGCGCCTCATACATCTTCTTGTAATGGCGCTCAGTCATGAAGGAGAATCCCTTTACAAACAATTGGCGGTACGCCCGGGCAATCTCCCTCCGGGCTTTTGTCGTGAAGTAATCATCGGGCGCTTCATATAGCATGTGCTTACACAGCGCCTTATAGTCCTTCTTCTCTTCCTTGGCTTCCAGCTTTGCCCGCTTTCGGGTGCTGCGGTGGAACATCTCACTGTCCCAGTACAGCAGAGCCAGGTATGCATTCGGTTCCCTTTTCTGGATTCTGTCCCACAGATCTGGATCTGTCTCAGCTACCCAGCGCAGACCGGCGATGGACTCAGCGCCAAAAAAGTTGCACAGCCGGAGCTGGTGCTTGCTGACGCCTACTCTATATAAATCGATATACGATTCCGGGAAGTGCAGCTTGTGCTCCTTGATGTAGAGCCATACGTCGCTGTCGTGCCAGTCGTATATCGGATAAACAAGATTGTTGCCGGTTACGTTGCCGGCTGTCATGTTCACGGTGGCCAGGTACTTCAGACGCTGCACCGATTCACATGCCCGGACGCCTACCATCATCAGGCCGTCCTTGCTGACCTTCGGCAGGAAGGTCTGATAATTCATTTGCCCGGCATATTCCAGGGCCGGGTCTCTGCGGATCGCGTATGGGGGAGCTTCCCGCATCCACACATCCTCTTTACCAGGTTCCCATGTTATCCAGGATTCATCATCCTGCAGCTGGTGCAGCATGGATACCTGTTTCACCGGCAGGCAATACCATCGGAACTCCGCGCCCATCCGCGTGAACTTCTTCCGCCATTCCTGGGTCATTTCCAGCATGGATGGGTAGATCGATTCCTCATCGATGAAACAGACCGTCATCTGATGCAGATCGATCTTGCCGGCCATGGCCAGCTCCCAGATCATCCCACACAGGCAAAGCGTGTCTTTTCCTCCGGAGAACGCCAGATAAACCTTGACGCCATTGCTGAAGATGTTCGTGATCCGCTGCATTGCTGCTTCGACCACGTTCATTTTCCCGGTGACTTTCATGATGGCCATGATCGTCACCTCACACCCAGATGCGCTCGCCGCATTTCGGACACTGGATAAACCGTCTCGGCAGCGGTTCTCCATGGCCCTCAGCGGGCGTTTCCGGGGCCGGCTGCGCAGGCTTAATTTCCTCCGCTGCCGCAGCGTGCTCCGCCTCCTGGGCCTCGTAGCGCTCCGCTGTGGCGGCAATCTGCTCTCTGGTGGAGTCGGACACCGTACCGTAACCGGAGATCATCTCGTCCACATCGCTCATGTCCGCCGTGATCGTCTCCAGCAGTTCCAGGTCATACCCGGGGATTTCCAGATCATCGCCCAGGTCTCTCAGGAATTCCTCGAAGACGTCCATGTCATCCACGCCGAGGGAGTAGATCTTGTTATCCGCGAGCATGAGCTTCTTCTTCTCATTCTCGCTCAGGCCCTTCATGACCAGCACGTCCGCCTCGGTCTCACCTTTGGCCATGAGCGCCGCATACAGGCCGTTGCCCGCGAGGATCGTGTGATCCTCGTCTACCACGATCGGGCGGATCTGTCCGAAGGCGTCAAGGCTCCGCACGAACTCTTTCGTCTGCTTCTCTGAATGGATCCGGACATTCTTCTCCGGAAGCCTCAGGGAAGAGAGCTTCATCCTGGTGACCTTCATTTGCAGGTCACCGCCTTCCGCTTCTCCAACAGGTGCCAGCCGATGGCAACGGCGAACATGGCGAACACCATCCACACGCGGCTGTTCTGCATGATGGTCCATACACCCATCACGCCCATGGGAACCAGAAGCTGCCAGGTGGCCACGACAGCAATATCCAGC